ATATCTAATTATGATACCAAAAATGCACAAACATCCGAAACAACATTGACACCTGAGGAGTCAACTCTTCCTAGTTCAATAGTCAATGAGGGTCGGGCTGGTGACATATATGGTGATTGTCATATTGTGAATCCAGATTATAGATCATGCTTGGACTGTGTATCACAAGGATTTCCACCGACCGACCCCTGTGCAGATACCATTAAGAAAATTAAATGTTACTATTCGTATGAGCCTATGCGATCAGCAGATTCGAAAAAGAAAGCACCTTTCTGTAATAGTCTTAATAGATATGGTTGTTACTGGAATCGTAATGATCCCCTTGTTAGTCGTTGTTTCGATGCAAACTATAGTAATCTTCCTGACGCAGATCAAATCTATACACAAGAGGTAAATGGATTCTTACCTCAAGAGTCTACGATTGAGGATAGTCCAGAGGGTCCATTTGCAGTGTATGGAACGAGTACGTTTGGTACAGGATTCTATTATCCAATGTATACTACTGCTGAGGCTGCAAGAGCAGCGAACTTAAGTGGTTTTGATAAAGTTGAATCTACTGGGTTTAGGGACGGATTGCTTTATCATACGCATTACATAACTGAGTATCCTGACATTGTTTTCTACATGCCTGATGATCAACTGAATCATGGTGTTAGTGATAGTGGTGGGTATAGGATCTTTAGGGGTGACACGAACCCAACAATCAGAGGAGGAATACGATCTACGTCAACACCTCCTGCTGCTGATCAAACTAGAGATAGTGGATATAGTCCACCATCTGCACCACCAACACCACCCCCATCATCACCACCACCATCAGGTGGAGGCGGTGGAGGATACGGAGGATATTGATAAATAGTATAGTCCATGAGTATTCACTTTCGAACGAGAACGGTTTCATATAATCTACCACTAAACTCCATGTTTGGTGCGTGCTGTACCGACAACTCTTGTGCTGAAACCACCGCTGCTTCGTGCTACGAAAACCCTAACGGTAGATTTTTTCATAACCAAAAGTGTGAAGACATCAACTGTGAGTTTGGTGTGTGCTGCAACAACGGATTGTGTAGTCTTACTACAGAAGAGGGTTGCATCGCTATAAATGGAACCTTTGTTGGTAAGCAGTATGATTGTTTAACTTACAATTGTTCTGGTGTAGGATCTGAATTAGATCAAGCATGTTGTTTCTCTGATAACGTATGCGAAGATTTGAAACCGTCCGTTTGTCTTTCGAGGGGTGGTGTTCCTCGTGGACCAAATAGTTCATGTGCAGTTATAAATGCTGCTGGTGGATGTGGTGTAACAGGTGCTACCGCTCATGGTGTGTGTTGCGTTGGTGGTCAGTGTTTAAGTCCGCAGGGTTTTGATCCTAACGGAGTCTATCATGAGTTTGGTTATACAGCAGGAGATTGCGCCGCACTTGGTGGTTTGTACGGTGGTAGTGGATCAACATGTGGTGCTGGAACATCATTCGGAACCTCATATCCTTGCGTGTTTCCCACAGGAGCGTGTTGCTTCGGTAATTCTCCAGCAGGTGGTATAACATATTGTGATAACGGAAAAACTTACGGGGATTGCTTGAACCCTCCGACTTTGGGCGGTAGCGGTGGAGCAGGTTGGTTTGAGGGTAAAACGTGTGGAGTTTTGCAGGACACGAATATCTGCACATCTGGTGACTTTTTAAATGACGTTGCATGTTGTATTCCAAACTATAGACAGAACACACACGATGAAACGAATCCCCAAATTGATTCTGTTATATTAGAAAATTATACATGCATTAATACCAGCACAGTCGCTTGCAATTCAATCGGTGGATTTGTGAACCCTGATGGTAAATTGTGTGACGAAGTGAGTTGTTGTTCTGAGAGTTATCAACCACCTTGTCAGGATGATGTATTAGGAACTTTCGTCGAGTATATTACGCTTGCAGATGACAACACTTTCGTGAATTGTGTTGACACCTCACTAATAGGGTCGCTTGATCTTCGTGATACTTATGTAAGTTCAAACGCAATTTGTCCAACTTGTCCAGTAAGAGCCTATACTACTCTATTTTCCGATACAAGACCAACCATATGTGACGCAGATGGAGAGCAACCATATGTTGCATTTGTGTGTGTATGGAAGTTTAGTAATGCAAGACAGCGTTATGAATATCATAGTTGTGATGAAAAACAATACTTTGAAAGTGTAACACCATTTAGTAGTCTCTCTGCCCCTCTTAGTCCAGAGAAGTATACTAGCGGCGATTACATATTTACAAAGGTTAACCTTGGTATTTCAACTGAATTAGGTAGTCCTCTAAACTGTGAAAGATGTAATTTTGTTTCTGACGTTAACTGGATAGGCGCTTGCTGTAATGGATCAGAATGTAATACCGTATTGGGTGCGGACAATTGTAATAATGATTTTTACTTAGCAAAACAATGCACGTTGAATTGTGATTCACTTCCTTGCTGCGATAATTCATCGCTGTATTATAAAAACTGTTTTGATAAATCTCTGATACCTAATATAAATCCTACAACTCTAGAGCAAATAAGTGGATGTCAAGATAAGTTTGATTTGGTGGGTGCGGAACCTACGCAACAAAATATGTTAAACTTAGCAATCGCAACAGGATTGGGTGTTACAGACATAACACAATATCCTGACACAGACGGTACAGATTGTGAAAGTTGTAATGCACCATGTTCAAGAAACAGAGGCACTTGTTGTTTAGGTGGTAGACCAATTTATAACGTTACTCTGGACGAGTGTAACGCATATGGTGGATCATTTAATGGTTGTGAAGGAAGACCCTATGATAAACCATCGAGTGGAGGGTTCAACTATAAACCTACAAACCCATGTACGAATAGTGATGGATTTAGTCCTAGTGTATCTGGTTTCGGTCCAGAGATAAAGCGTGGTGTTGCAGTCGCATCACAAAGTAATTTAGAATACTTCCGTAGAGGTCCATTCAATACCACTGAACAAATAATTAACTCTGCAAGCAATACACTTCCTATCGAAAATGATCGACCAATGGGTGCTGGTGCTGGAGTAAACGCTCAGAACTTCCCTAATAAACCTTTAGTTCAAATATTTTGGAATGCTCCGAGTGAAACAACAGCCGCACAAAGAAACTATGCTGGGAATTATGACAAAGATAACGTGTGCGAAAACGCAAATCTGCCTCTTTGTAACTACTATAAAGATGTCTTGGGATCATGTTGTGTTAGAATAAAATGTAAGGATGGATACTATTCTGATCTTAGCGATGAGGATCAAACGTGCTTTACATGCGTGGATGGAATATCTGACTGTGAGTGTGCAGTTCTCAACGGATCTACAAAATGTGGTGATTATAAGTGGACCACTGAGGGTGTATGCGATGACTGTGTTTGTACCGACATAGATAATTTTAGGTATCAGGTTGATGACGGATGTATCAAAGCGTCAACTGAGATCAAATCTCGTAGAGATTCTTTGGGAGAAGAGGGTCAAGATGGCAACTAAAGGTTACTTAGATTACGGATATGATGAGAGTCGAGATTCGATTTATAACTTCGATGACGTAGGAAAAGTTATCGATGGGTCTTTTTTAAATATTAACAATTCGCTTTATGAGAACAATTATCCTCTACATTTCATAGGTTTTGCTGGTCTTGGTAAACCTCGTCTAAACTATCTCTCCTCAGGTGATGAAGGTGACGTTGGTAAGATACTTTTACCTGGCTCGCCTGGTGATAACTTTGTAAATAACGCTCCTAACATTGAGGGTATCAATGTTTGTGAAAATAATAAGTATACAATTGATCCTGATAATGACTCGGTGCATATTCGTTTTGGTCAACAATCTAACCCACCAAATGGATGTCACTTTGGTTTCAACACTCAATTACCTCCACGAACATATAAAATTTCTAGAAGAGTTGCCATACAAGTAGGTCATTACCAACCCCACTATTTTCAGTGCGGTGAAATGACTAACGCTGGTACAATTCCTTATGAAGTATCTTTCTATGATGAGGCTAATGCTTACTCTCCTGAAATACAAGCGAGACATGGTGGACTTGGTATCGCTGGTGGACGGTACACAAGTTTTAGAAGTGGTCAGCCTTCTGCGTGTGGTGTTCCTGACAGCGTACCTGATGTTGCAAGTCCAAATGATTTTGTAGTTGCGATGACAAATGCCGACTTATCAATTTATATTTTCAAGGAAGATATACCAGATACCATACCAACTCTACACTTGATTGATCCATCATGGATAGATCTTTATATGAATGAGGACGATAACCCTGATACTGCACAAGCGACTCGTCTTTGCTACATCATTGATCAAAATTTAAGACCCATGCTTTCGACTTTACGATTTACTAAGGGTTCGGGTAATGGTATCATTAATACGACTAGATATCAGTTTACTGATGAAACATTTGAGTCATATGAATCTGTAGATCTTCAAGTTGACACAGACGGTGTTCATAACGCTCATAATTTTTATCTTGATGCTTTTAAGTCAAACATAAACATACCTTATTCCTCTTTCTTTAAAACGACTTATGGAAATAGAAATAGTTTTTTCAACCTTACTAGAAATGTAATACCTGCCGATACAACGTTACCACAGATAACACTTGACTTTGATTCGTATGTTCCAACAGATAAAGTTTTATCAAATGTTGATTATGATTTTAGGGACTCAGCGACTCGAACGACTACGTTTGATCCTGTCACTGGTATCTATCCAGACTTGCATGTGGGTGACTCTGGATTGTGTGTTATATTACCACTTGAGGATGGATCTTTTGGATTGGTTGCTATAAAAGGCACTGGAGGATCAAATGTGCAACCTTGGTATAACTGGGGTTTCAAAGAGGGGTTGAATTACTTACTTGACTCATATGGAATTGCTACTGATGACAGACCAAAGTATGTTACACCACAAACGAATCCATTCGAAGAATACACCACACCTCTCTCATCTCGACCATCATTAGGATATAAAGTTTATAAGTCTGCTGTTTCAGAGAATGGACCGTGGTATGACATAACGAGTCAAATTTTTGCAAACAATTCTGACTATCATGATTCTGATGATACAGGTTATCGATGTGTTGACAACACTGTTCCGTGTTATACCGTACATGAAACTTTCATAGATGAGTACGTTAGTCCGAATCAAACTTATTACTATTATGTAACCGCAGTTGATGATGATGGTGCTGGGGGTTACACCGAATCTCCTGCTAGTAATGTGTGTTTCGTAAACACACCGTCAGATTCTCAATGGACCGATGAAAGAAAACTTTTTGTTAGCAACTTAAATTCGTCAACGAATGTAACAGTAACCGCGAGTCCTCCAAACCAAATTGGTTTTAATATTCCATCATCACTGAACCGATCCACTGAATATGTTGTTGCTGAGGGTTGGAGAGGTGGAGATTATGAAAATTCAATTCCGTTCTTTGGTAATGTTGGTGTTCCACCAGAGGGTGGGATATTCCCAAGACCTAAATTTTCATCGACCCCAGTTTTTTATAGGGTTGATGGGGGTAATGCGAACAACTCAGGAATTCATGAGGCTCCGATGCCTATCGAAAGCACATCGTATCCGTACGTTTTAGGTTTACCTTATTCAGAGTTTGATCCTTTATTACAAAATAATTCAAACAATGTTTTGAAGATGTTCGCCTATAATGAAACTGATATGAGTAACTTTAGGAATAATGCAAAGATATTAAACTTTACGAAATACAATGACAATGATAAGTTCCAACCATATTATCATTCGAACATCGCCCCTGCATTTACAACGTTTAGAAACATTGATACATTTAGAATGAATCCAGCAGGGTACGGTAACTTCAGAGTAGAGTATAATGAAAATTGGTCTTTCTCGAACACTGGTCAAATTTCAGGTAATTACGCATCTTACATTGGATATCATGTAGGTAACTATTTGTCTTCGGATATAGCAGGTGCAAGATTCTTAAAAACTTTAGAGTTGAAAGACTCTGCAATTTCAGCGAACTTTGATAAGTTGGAGTATCTAAATCTTCCAACATTAAACAATCTTGAAGTTTTAAATCTTGAGAATAATGAGTTGTATTCAATTGCGTTTGACGGAACAAACATAGTTCCTAACACGATCAAGGATCTTAACTTATCAAATAATAATTTGGGTTCATCGTCAAGTGCCATAGGTGGAAAATGGTTAGATGATGCAAATGTTCCAAATGCTAATCCTCAAAACTTTATCGTTGTAAAGTCTCCCAATATTGAAAAAGTTAATATTACAAACAATCCTGACTTTAGACTTACAACTACAGATATTTTGTCTGAATTGAGAGAAGTCAGAGCGAGTAACTCTAAGGGTATTCTTGGAAATCTGAATGCTCCGAAACTAGAAAAAATTATATTGGAAGATACTTACGCTCCAGCACTTCAATTATCTAAGACATCGTTGTTAAAAACAATTGATATGAAAGGTTCACAAATCGAATCGATTCGAGTAGTAGATCAAGATATCTGCTCAGGTCTAGGATCTCTCAGAACTATAGATGTGTCAAACTCAAGTATTAAAAGTTTAAACTTAAAGTTCCGTAACGGAGATGTTGATGCTTGGTCGGATCGATTTGATGGCACTATCGGAAGACCATCAACGATTGAGGATGGGGTGCAAGATCCGAGTGTTTTTGGTAGTTTTGCTGGTAACATTAAACACATCTATGCTCGAAACTCTACATTAAATAGGCTTTATCTTCCTCCACATAATCAGGCTCCTCAGTTGACCTGTGAAACCATAGAGGGTTTTGGTGATCCTACCAGAGATGATGAATTGGAATTGTTAGATATTAGCGGAACACAGTTAGGTATAAGTGGAACATTAGACTATTTCTTCTCGCAGCAAGCATTTTCTCCTGAGGGATATCCGTCTGATAAAACATTTACCGTATCTGCGAATTCAATTCGTGATGAATCTGGAAATATTTCAACTTTGTCCTTGCAGCGTTACAATGAGATATTAGAATCTTGGGACAGAGCGAACAAAAACATTGTATTGAATGTCGATATAGCATAGGAGTGATCATGAAAAAAGAAGAGGACAAGTCTTTTAAGAATTCTTCGTTAAAAGAAAAGTTAGGGATGGCTAAAAACTTCGCACAGGCGATGGTGTCGAGGGGTGTATCAAACAAAAAGGCTGATACTACAACAAAAAGACTCAGAGTTCTGAGTTGTCTTGGAAACAACGCTGAGTTACCCCCATGTGAATATCTTCGTGAAAGTTCAAAAGATCCATCTAAATCATACTGTGGTGGTTGTGGTTGTGGTGACCGCAAAGGAACTTGGTTGATAGCGGAAGCAGATGAGTATAGCAAATTAGATTATCCAAAAGTTGTGTGTCCTTTGCAGATGCCTGGTTTTTACAATTACGAAGAAAGTGAACCAGATGAGGCGAATGATCCTGTCACGAGACGATATTATATCGAGCAAATGAGTGAGGAAGATGTTTCTAAGGTCAAGGTTCATATACCAGACCCCCCAGAACCAAAGTCAGAGGACAAAAAGGATTAATACTCTGCCTTATACATAATTAGAAGGAGTTATGTATGGCAGCACCCTATTCCGCTGATACCTTAATCGACTATGCTTTTCGTCGATTGGGATCACCTGTTATCGAAATAAATGTTGATCGTCAGCAAGCAGAAGAAAGACTTGATGATGCTTTACAGTATTTTTCAGAAAGGCACTTTGACGGTGTTGAGAGACACTATTATACGCACAAAGTAACTGGAGATGATCGAACAAGAGGGTTTATCGATCTAAGTGGACTTACATCAGGTAGTGCAGGTGGTTACACAGGCGCACCAGCAGGGTCAAATATTTTAACTGTAAATAAAGTTGTTCCTTTTGGGTCTGCGACATCTAACATGTTTAATGTTCGTTACCAAATGTCTTTACATGACTATTTTGGTATCAATAGATCTACACACTATGGTGTTGGTCTAGGTTTAGCGTCATACGACTCGACTAAGAGTTTTATAAACCTAGTTGAGCAATTGTTTGATACTGAGAAAAACTTCAGATTTAGTAAGGTTACGAACAGATTATACGTTGATATGAATTGGGAAGAGGATATCGACGTAGGTGATTTTATATTCTTTGAAGCATATGCGAAGTTAGATCCAACAGAGTTTACTGAAATCTACAATGATAGACTACTCAAAGAATATGTTACTGCACTTATAAAACGACAGTGGGGTTCAAACCTCTCTAAATTTGACGGTGTTCAGTTGCCTGGTGGTGTAACCATACGAGGTGCGGATATATTTAACGAGGCAAACGAAGAGGTAAGAAACATCGAGGAGAGGGTTCTTCAGGAATATGAACTCCCCGTTGATTTCTTCATAGCGTGAGGTAAACATGCCACGAAATCCATACTTCAAAGATTACACAGGTGAGCAAAATGTCACGGAGGACATCACCATTGAAATGATCCAAACAACGGGTCGTGACATGGTATACATTCCTAGAAACAGAATCACTAAAGATGATCTTTTTGGTGAAGACACCTCTACTAAATTTGACGCAGGATACAATCTAGAGATGTATATCCAAACCGTAGATGGTTTTGAAGGTGAAGGTGATGTAGTATCACAATATGGATTACAGATTAAGGATCGTATCGATCTCATAGTCGCTCGTAAAAGATTTGAAGAGGAAGTAAAACTAAATACGGGTCAGACAAGACCGCTTGAAGGTGATTTGATTTTCTTTCCATTGAGCAAGACGCTATTTGAGATAAATTTTGTTGAACACGAAAACCCATTTTATCAACTGGGAAAACTCTACACTTACTTGTTAAGATGTGAAGTGTTTACATATGATGCTGGACAGGAGATTGACACAGGTATTGCTGATGTAGATCAAATCGAAGATGATATCAAATCTATCGATGGTAATGACATCACTATTCAAGACACTGTTGATGGAACATCATCTGGAGACAACGATACATTCGATTCATTAGACGATGACATCTTTGACTTTAGCGAAAGCGATCCATTCTCAGAGGGTAGTTACTGATGTTTCGTCCATTTTACAATGAGTCTATTCGTAAACTGATCGTAGCGTTCGGATCATTATTTAATAACATTCGTATTTCTAGCACTAACTCTAGTGGAGTAGAGCAGTTTATAAAAGTTCCCTTATCTTACGGTCCAAAAGAAAAATTTATTCGTCGCATCGAAGAGGACAGTTCAATTGGTAACAACAGTAAAGTTCAAATGACTTTGCCTCGTTTAGGTTTCAATATAACCGACATGTCGTATGATGGTGCTAGAAAAAGAAATACGTTACAGAAAAGATTTTATGTAGAGACAGGCTCCACAGGTGGACATCCTGCATATGAATTTGCTGAGGTTCCGTACAACTTTAACGTATCGTTATATGGTTTCACCCGTTCAATGACAGATGCCTTACAAATTACTGAGCAAATACTACCCTACTTTACTCCTGAGTTCAACGTTACTGTTAACTTTGACAAAGATGTTCATCCTAAAGTTGACATACCAATTATTTTAAATAACGTGACGATGGAGGAGGAGTATGAGGGTGATTTGGATGAGAGAAGAAGAATAACCACACAGTATGACTTTAACGTAAAATCATATGTATTCGGTGAGAGAAAACGGTCGAATGTTATTCTATACACAGAGTCTACATTCTTCGAATTAGTTGGGGATAACTACCTTAATGCAGGACCGACTGGTGCGATTAGTAGAGTTGATGTAGGAGTCAGCGGACCATCGAGCGGAACTGGTGGGTTTAGTGCATCTAACTTTATTACATACACCAACACATATTCAGTGGGACCATCTGGTTCAGGATTTACGTCTGGAACGAGATATATTGACTTTGAGGGTAATACATATGAGGGTGCAACATTTAACCCACCCAATCCATAAGGAATGAATAATGAATGAAAAAAATGTAGAGGGTATATCAAAAGCACTCGATGTTGACTACGAGGAAAAAGAAACCCCTAAAAATGAGATGGTCAAAAAGATCGATAGTCTTCCTGTTTCGAAGGAAAGACTCGATAAAGATCTAGGTAATGATTATAAACATGTTCGTGGTAATCTAAGAGATCTTATTGATGTGGGTCAGGATGCAATTGATGGTATATTAAGTGTTGCACAAGATAGTGATTCGCCTAGAGCGTATGAGGTCGCAGGTCAAATGATCAAAGCGGTAGCAGATATGAATAAAGATTTGATGGATCTTCATAATAAGATGAAGGTGATTACAAAAGAAGAGACTACGATTAATCATAACACCAACAACTCAATCTATGTCGGATCTACTAGCGACTTACAAGATCTCATCAATCAATCTAGGAGTGCAAAAAAGGCACTTAATATTGTTGATGAGGTAGAAGATGACGAGTAAAAAACAAGGTTACTTAGGTAACGAAAATTTAAAAGCATCTGGTGTAGACATTGAATTCACAAAGGATCAAATTAAGGAATACATCAAGTGTTCTCAAGATCCAGTCTATTTTGTAGAAAAGTATGTAAAAGTTGTGTCTCTCGATGAGGGTTTAGTGCCTTTTGATATGTACGAGTATCAAAAAGATATTGTTGATAAGGTACACAATAATAGATTTGTCATAGCAAAGTTACCAAGACAGTCTGGTAAATCCACTACAATCGTCTCCTACATCCTACACTATGTGCTTTTTA